GTTCAACAAACTTTGCAAGGTCAACGTCATCCATGCCACCTGCGCCCTGTAAAATCCAGTATATCTGACTTGCGTCATCAAGGTCATTAGCAAAACCGCTCTTTATAAGGTCATAACAGTCAATGTTTTCACGCATTCCTACAAACTCTGACTGCTTCTGCTTGTTGCCGTATAGAGGCACTATAGGAAACGTCTTGTAATTCTCACCGTCAACTATTTCCATGCCGTCTATGTCTGTGCCCTTTATGGTTAGGTTGTATGATCTCTTTTCGTTTAGTATCTGTCCGTCTTCACCCTGTCTCCATATATAGTCTGTATAACCGTCTAACTCATATAAGGTTGCTCTTAACGGCTTGCTTGCATCTATCTGCCAAAATCTGATCCCGGCTTTTAATGCGCCTGTCTCTTCGTCAAATAGTGGCGCAAATTCAAGCAAACTAAATACTTCCAGGTGGTCCATGTTCCAAAAGCCAAAAGATACACCATGCACAAGTGCCTTTTCTCCGGCGTCCTGTAACTGCGTATCAAAGTCTTTGCCTAACTTGTCGCTTGTGGTCTCTTCCTCCCACTGCACACCGTTGCCTAAAAGATACTGATTTTCCTGCGTTACAAAACGATTAAAGAAATTACTGCACAACTTGAAATTAGCACTCCAGTTGTCCGGTACGGCTTCACCGGTAACGGTGTAAAGCAATTTCTGATAGTCAATGATCGTCTTGTTGCGCTTCTTGTTGTACTGTTCCGCTATGTCTGCTTCACGGTACTCTTTGCTTGCCTTGTGTTTGCCTATCGTCTCACGGACAAACGTCATAACCTCATCTTCGTTTAACTTTTCCAAATCTTGATATGTTACCATGTTCTTCTCCTATTGTTTGTGGTAACAATTCCTTTAGTTCCACAACGGCTTGTAAATTGTTTTGTGTATAGCAATACCCAGTGTCTCTACAAGGTACCTTGTAGCGTCCATGTAGTGATCGTTCACCTTAACCGGCTTATCGTCTCCTACGGTTTCATCCCATATATACCCTTGCGCCTCTTTTTTCCACTCTTTTATTGACGGTGATACTTTTATCTTGTTGGTCTGAATGGCGCTTGCAGTGTCTCTGATACCGTCTAAAATCGCATTGTTTGCCGGTATCACACTATAATGCCCTAACTTACGTAAAAGCGTTATAAATGATGCTGCACTCGGATCAACGATAGTCTTGATTTTTTTCATGCTCTTGCCATATAGCCTGTCATACTTCTCAACAACGTCTTTAACAAGGTCATTCAAGTCTGTGCCGTATTCCTCATCTGTTTTAAGCACGCCTTTTTCACGTCCACTGTAATAATATCCTTTTATTGCATAATAGACGCCGTTTGTGCCCTTTGCCCATAGCAATGCAGCAAACGCATTCATAGTACCATAGTCGATAGATAGGTAATAATCGCTTATCTGCACGTCTGTGGGTATGTCTTCCAGTGCGTCTTCATACATAGGATATATCAAGCCTTCTGCAAGTGCCCACAAACCTAGAATATAACGGTCATAAAATACTGTGCCTTGATACTCTTTGCATAGGTTGTCAACAAACTCCGGCGTCAAAAATGGATTGTCAAATATCGTGTAGTCTTGCACGTACTTGTCAATGTCATCACGGTCCAAAAACTCTTTTAACCAGTGCGTTGGATATTCCGGATTGCATGAGCCGTCAAACCGGCTGTATGGCTTGTCAAGTCTTGATTGCAGCATAGCAAATACTTCTTTGTTCCACTTTGCTACCTCATCACCATAACAATACTTGATAGATGATCCTTGTATCTTTGAGACTTGATTTGCCTTTTCTGCGCCTAAACAGTAAACCTCTTGACCGCATATTTTGGCTATGTTCTCATTGTTTATGCCTCCAACAATACTACTGCCGTATAATTCTCTCATCGGCTGCAATACGTTTCTTTCAATGGTAGACTTTGACACGCCTAGTATGACATTTAAACCGCTTTCATTTCTTAACCGTCTAATGTGATACGGCGCAACAAAAGCCATGTCCACGTATGACTTGCCACTTCTAACAGCGCCTTGCTTGAAATTCCAACGTGCATTTGCTTCACGGATATACTCATTTTGTTTCGGTGACAATACTATCATGCGCTGTCTCCTTCAATGATCCTAGTATCTCATCAAGTTTACTAAACTGTGTTTCTGTTCCGCTCTGCATCTGTTTGGCTTGCGTCTCCATAATCTTGATTTTTGCCTTTTGTTCTTTAGCGTCAAGTGGTGACTGTGCCTGTCCTAGCAACTCAAGCAAATATTTTGCAGCAACTACATTGTTTTTGTTCTTTGGATCGTTTGCCGTCTTAAACATGCTCATTGCTATTGCGTCCATGCCTGTGACGGTTGTGCCGTCCTTCATTTTGTAGTCTGCATTCAATAGCATTTCTATTGATTTTCGTATCTGTGCTTTTTGCTTGCGTACCTCACCGCTTTTCTTACCACCCTTCAAGGCTTCGTCTACGGTTAGTTTATGTGCTTTTCCTCCCGGTTGTAAATTCTGCTCATTTGCCACGTAATCACCTCTGTCCTTCGGATGATCTTATTTTTTCTTGCTTGTACTCTTTTTTGTGCTGCTCTTCTTTGCCGGCTTTTCCTCGCCCTTTTTAAGAATTGCTAACATTTCCTTGTTAAAATAACCGCTAGATGTTTTCATTGATTTTGCCATGATCTAACCTCCTACTGATTTAAAATTGATTTAACCTCTCTCATAATAGCCTTGCTTGCCCTTGATGCTTTGTTGCCATTGCAAAATACATCTGCACTTGCCTCTGCTATTGTCTCACCGTAATTGCTCCTTGCGTACTTGCTTATAAAGCCTGCCATGTTTTCTGTTCTAATTCTTACCCTCTTACCGGCTCTTGCAACTATCTCTTGCTCTGATATACCGGCTTTTTTGGCTGCGACTTCTCCTAATCTATGACCTATCTCATGCGCCGCAACTGCCTCTGCTCCAGTCTTGCCACCCAGTTTAGGATGAAAACCGTCTTTTTCCGCTCTTTGCATAGCGCTTGTTAGGTTTCTATTTTTTACATATCTTTCAGCCATATACAACGTATCGCTGCCGTATGCACCCAATGCTGTATTATCGCTAAAAGTAGCAAGATGTAAATTCATTTTCTTTACTGCCGGACCATACTCTGCCTCCATAGTGTCTCTTGTGCTCATAACCTCATTTGCAAATGATCCACCACCTGTGCTTATGGCATCTGTCAAGGGATGCGAACTCTTTACGGTTGTTGTTGTATCACCGCCTGTCATGCCACCGCCAAACTCACCTATGCCACCACCGGCACCGCTTCTTCCACTGCCCATTTGTTACCTCCTTTTCTTTTTGCCCTGGCTTTTTTTCTTTAAGGGATTATTGTTATCAAGCATCTTGTCTATATTCTTATTGATTTTTCGGTCAAGCGTCTCTCTGCCTTTATCTAATGCTTTTGCCATTTCATACCTCCTATCTTGTCAATCTATATTCAAAACCATATTTATTAGCATTTTGTTTTAACCAACCGCTTGTTTTTGCATTCATATCTTCATAAAGTATCTTTTGAATTTCTTTTTTATATTGCGGTTTTAAATTCTTCTCCGCATTTCCAAATATCTTTGTAGCCTCATCTTTTAAGCCTTTATTCCATAATTCACCGGCTTTTTTGATTTCCGCATCATATTGTTTACCTATCTTTGATTTATGTGCTTTTTCTTGAGCCGATTTAATGTTTTTTATGCTCGAAAAATCTTGGCTATTCGTAAATGTTTCATACGCTTGCCAAAATTCATAGGCTTTAGTATCTTTGTTGTTCCAGTTTTTATTTCTCAACACATAAGTGCCTTCTGCACCGGACGCTCTCATCTCTTTCAAGCCATATCTAAAAGTCTCAACGTCTGCGGTTGAAAAGGTTGCGCTTACACCGCCTCTTTCATCTCCGTGTGGATGATTATGTGTTATGGTAGCACCGTCAAAATAATCTCTTGCTTCACTTATTTTATATGTCACATGACCACTGCCGCCTTGTCTATGTAATAGCACGTTGCCATTTTCATCTAATATGGTCATTTGCTCTCTTTTAAAATCACGTGTTCTTTTTTCCTCTTTATCAAGTGCTTTTTGTAATGCCGGTGAATGATCTAGGTCTGCAATCTGTGTCAGTCTTGAGCCACCTATTCCGCCAAATTGACCTCTATCTGCTTTTGATCTTCCTGTACCCATAGTCACACCTTCTTTTTCTTTTTGTGTCTTGCTTGTGACGCTTTTATTGCTCTACCTTGTCTTTCAGCTGCCTCTTTTGTCTTATAGACTTTGCCGGTATTTCCGTACTGATAACCGCCTTTTACTTTTCTTACTGGCATGATCTACCTCATTTTTACATCAACATATATACTGCCGTTTTTAGAATACACTCTTTTAACGTCATAAGACTGATTGCGTGCAAGCAATCTCTCATGTTGTGCATCTGCCGGCGCTACATTTTTGTCATAACCGCTCAAGTTTACGCCTTTTGTATTCTTGCTAGGCGTGATCTTCATTACTATAGGCTTTTCTGATCCAGTAAAGTCTCTCCACTCTTCTGCAACCTCTGCGCTTGTTGTGGTACTCATAAAGCCTTTTTCAGTAATAGTTTTGCCCTCTGTATTCTTTATTTTTTGATTTAATTTGTTTCTTATACCGTCTGC